CTTCTCTATTTTAAACCAGTTAAGCAGCGGCCCTGCAAATCACTTATACTTTACTCACCTTAAACTTATCCATTTGGTTTTTCTTCGACACTGACAAGTGTAACCAAATACTATATTTTACTCAACCTAATTTCAACTTCAGTACTCTAAGTTGTTATTCTTTGTATTATTAACTTCTGTTAAGTAAGTAAGACTTCTCTAACTCTAAGTTAATAATTTCGCTTTGTGACGTATCTAAACAGTTTTACTCCGACACTGACAAGTGTAACTGTTTGCTCTTTTCTATTTTGCGTTATTGATTTTTAGTAAGTTTCGACTTCTAATTATAATTTCGTTCAATTTTTGTTTCTCTCTTATTGTCCTCAATTTCTTTTTAAACTTTAATATCACTTTCTCAAATTATGTCTTTTTCGCGTTTTCCTCGTTCTTCTATTTTTAATTCTGTAGTTGGCGCTTCACGCTTTCCCGCTCTTTACGAGTATATTGACGATATCGTCTCTATACCTCGTCCTCGTCCTCCTCAACTTATGGTTGGTCTTAATCATTCTGTTGACCATCCATCCGACACAACAACTCTTCAAATTAATGGCTTTGACGTTACTGGCTCTCGCCACGTTTTCGACATGGTTAATTTCTTCCGCAATACTCTTCCGATTTCCTCTTTTGACACTATGCCTTTCGACTTTCTTTCCTATCTCTCAGCTTTTCTTCCTCCTTTTGCTTCTGTGGTTGAACATTTCCCCCTTTGGGACTTTATGTATAGCGCTTGTTATACTGCCCAATCCGATTCTCCCACCTTTATTTGGCGTCCTTCTCCTCTTAATGAAGGCGTTTTAACCGCTCCCACGTATTATTGTGTCCCCAATCCGATCTCTGTATATCTCTTCAATAATCACTACGATCCCGAATTTCCGTTTTTAACCCAAACTCTCATTCCAGACCCAACCCTCACTTTCACTTCTGAAAATGAGGTCTACCGCTTCTATGCCGGTGATCACTATGTCTATCTATATCAAGACAGTGATTATCCGTCATATTTTTATTATTGTTTTAATTCCGACTTTTATCAACTTCATTTCACCCTTCTCCCCAATTATCATTCCATCACCCGCGTTGGACTTAATTTCGACTTACCTTCATTTATCCACCTGGATGATGATCGTGAGTCTGTTATCGATTCCCTCCCAAATATCTGGTCTCCCACTGTTAATTATTTCTTCTCCGATTTGGCTGTCTATGAAGACGATGGCCTCTACCCAGATGTCGACTCTAATGGCTCTGATGACGACGACGACTCTCTCATTCTGGCTTCAATTATCCACCAACAAATTCATCCCACTCCATCTGAGGATTGGACCTTCGGGCCCATTTCCACATGTCGCGCGGAATTTTGCGACTGCCCTCTCAGAACCGATTCCCTAATGGAATTCCGTTCTCACGGCTTCACCGGCAACGACTCTCTTGGCGTATGCGTTAATTGTTCCAAAAGCATACCATACGATCAATGGACCAAACTTTGGCTTATGCGTGGGACCACATTCACCCCCGCGTGTAAACCTCAGGTTATAATCAAAACCATTGATACGTTTCTCGAACTATTTATTGACCCCGATCACGACACACAACATCTTCTTCTTTCTGGTGATGTCGAATCTAATCCCGGCCCTTTTTTCTTCACCAAAACATTCCCATACACCGACTTATGTAAATCTTCATTTATTCGCACTCTTTTTCACCAATCATCTCACATTCGACTCACTGGCAAAAAGTTCGACACTACTGCTCACGACCGCAAGAGAGCCAATGCCCGCTTCAACGGACCAAGGACATTGGATATCCCTTTCATTCAACAACAGAAACGTCTCTCACGTGACCGAACTCAAAAGAAGACTGCCTCCTCCGACTTCAAATCATCTCTTAACGATCCCATCCGACTAACAGGTCTTTTCCCCGACGTTAATCTCTCACCAGAGACTCTTAACGTTTTTTCTAAACTTCTCGAATCACCTCTTTTCAAAAATGGCATTCCCCAACAGATGGCTCATGAGGTGGGACCCGACACTCAATCATTTGTCTCCCACTACATCGACTCTTTTTTCACCCAATTTAAAGGCATCGCCAAAGAAATTATAATCTTTCTCATCTTCTGCGGCATCATCTATGCTTGTTATAAATATGGCTGGAAAAAGTGGATGGCAGCCATTTGTTTTTCATATTTAATCTATTTAATCTCACCCACACTATCATCCAAAGGCGTCGTCAATTATTTTCTCGAACTCTTATATGGCACTGACGAATCCGACGCTAATGTCCTCATTTCATACCTCTCCCGCACCAAACTCACCGCTGGTGGAGGCTCCGACGACATTATTTCTCGTATTGCTCAAGCCACTATTGGCGCTCTCGGCCTGGCTTTTCTCCGAAAACTCCCCGAACAAAAAGAAATTGACAACACTCTTCTCCGACTTGACCGACTCCCCAAAGCTATCAACGGCGCATCTTCACTTTTCCAAATCATTAAAACTGCTTGGGAAAATTCTGTAGATTGGATTCGCGAAAACATTCTCCAACAATCACCAATCCTTCGTTTTGATGGCGGTCAACGTGAAGTTGAAGACTGGATCAAACGTATGGAATATTTTAATAATCCCCTTATCTGGCAACAAATTTTAGTGGACCCCAAACTCGTTGACGAGATCATGGCAATTTACATCAAAGGCCAAGAACTCATCTCTCGTTATCACGACTTTCCACGCATAACTATTGAAAAAATTAAATCTGCTCTCCCCACAATCAAAACTCTCCACACTCAGGCTCTCAATTCATCTGCTCACAATATGAACATGCGCGCCAAACCCATCTGCGTTCTTTTCGCTGGCCCCACATCAATCGGCAAAACTGGTTGTACCATCCCCCTGGCTGGCGAACTTCTTAAAGAACTTGGCGTACTTAAACCTGAAGACTTCCTCAAAGAAGGCTGGAGTGATGCTCACATCTACTCCCGTGCTGTTCACCAAGAATTCTGGGATGGCTATGTCAATCAAGAAATTGTTATTTATGACGATTTCGGCCAAGCCCTCGACTCTCCAACCAATCCCAACATCGAATGGTTCGAAGTAATCAAAGGTGTCAATCTCTTTCCCTGGAATCTTCACATGGCTGCTATTTCTCAAAAAAACAACACTCTTTTCAATGCCAAAGCAGTCCTTCTCACCACCAACGATCTTCGCATGTCTGTTAAATCACTCATTTCACCCGAAGCTGTAATCTCTCGCATCTCTCATCCATATCGCGTAATTATTAAACCTCAATATCTCGATCATACCGGACGTCTTGACCTCGCAAAAGTTCATGCAGAGATGAAAGTCCCTGGACCTAATCTCAACATCTATCTCTTTCAACGCATGACCCTTCAATGTAACACAGAAGGCGTACCTTGTGGCCCTCCTCTCACATATTTTCAAATGTCGGCCCAGGTTCGCGAGGCTCTCCGCACCACTCTCTCAGCACAATCAGACATGTCTAAAGGAGTATCCGCCTATTTATCCCAGGATACTTCCGCATATCAGTCCACATTTATACTTAATCCCACTGATACTAATGACATCCACGACGTCCCCAAATGCACTGTATGCCAATCATATGCTATCGCTCATTCCGTCGACAATCTCTCCTATTGTAATCCCTGTTGGCGTGGCGTTTTCACCGATGACGGCTCTATATCTTATTCCCGCCGCATCGAACTCATCAATGAACATACTCGCATTATTAATAATCTTCAAACTAAAATCATTCAGACCACTCTCGCTTCCGAACAACTCGACGATCAAATCGCTGACCTTTCACCAAAACTCACAGGTCCCGATTTATCTAAAATGAATCTTACGTGGAAAGATGGCAAAATTATCGAAGCTCCCCAACCTCAATCATGGCGCGACCGTTTCACCCGTGCCTGGCATAATTTTCGAAATTCCACTCCTGTGGTTTCTTTTGAGCTTCGTGCGGCGTATTATACTCAACTTCTCACCGACGCCGAATTTTCCATTCAACAAAAAGAAAAATCTCTCTTCGCTCTCTGTTGTTCTAATCTTCGCTCCTTTTTCTCTTCTTTCATAGAAGGAGCTCGTTCTCTTCTCGCAAAGGCTGCGGCGTGGATCTCCGAACACCCAGTCCTTTCAGCAATCACATGTTTCTCTGCTCTTATTCTCTTAGGCGCCTTTCTTCTTCCAAAGGCCGCTAAAAATTATATCAAAAAATCTGCAAAATTTCTTTTCCGAATGTCTCGTCCCCTCATTGACGCCTTATATCTCTCCATTGGCGTTTATGAGTTCACTCAATTTGTTCTTCTCCACCGTTCCTCCAACAAATGTCTTCTTGAATATACCTATATGACAGACGACGGCCTCTATCGACCCACGGCCCTTACTGGTGGTTCTTCTTCTGGCAATGAATCTAAAATCGCTCGATCTCAGAAGCCCATGCTTCGCGGCACCAACAACAGCAGCACCGCAGCTTCCAAAGATTCTGAATTTATTTTCATTTTTGACAACACACAAGCATTGGCCTTTTTCAATTCTCTCTCCAAAGAAATTCGAGACGGTGTCGAACTCACCCTTCGCGACGACCGTGATCTCAACGCTCTCAATTCTCATGTACTCCATGTAATTGATTGCGCAACCGACGAACTCCATTTAATGGATGTTGTGTCTGGCGTTGAGTATTACTACGCAGAACCGAACAATGAAGGTGTTTTTGGCGCAAATTCTCGATTTGCTGCCCGTTCAAAAATAGGTGATGTCGCCCTGACGGCTGACTCCCAAGCTAACGATCTCTCTCTCAAACTTCAACAGCAATATTATATGATTTCTTTTCTCTCAAAAAACGACACGTGGGAAACTCTTGGCTCCACCTTGATTCTCCGTGGTACGACTGCTCTAATGCCCTTTCATTTTACCCAACTTCTCAAACATTACAAAGCCGAAACAGTGGTTCTCACCAACTCCTTTAATCCCACTGGTATCGAAGTCAAAACATCTCAGATTCTCGATGGCGTGCGTGTGTGTGATAAGGACATGGGACGTCCCCTCGACGCATGGGTGTGCAATTTAGGCACTATTTTTCCACAACGCAAAGACATCACCTCCAATCTCATTGACCGACACGAACAATCTCGCATCAATTCATGTAATTCACAAGCATTTTATCGAATCCGTAAAGGAGGCGAAATCACCCGTGATATACGCGAAATTGTTGCTCGAGTAACGACCATCCCCAACTTCTGCCAAGATTTCCATATCTTAGGCCCCAAACTCAAAGCTCAAGCCGAAAAAGAAGGTATTGAATCGATCAAGTTTGCTGCAGTTCACTCAACTCAACACCCTTCACTCGAAGGAGACTGTGGCTCACCTCTCATCATTCAAAACCCCGCTATTAAAGGCAAAATTTGCGGTATTCTCACTCTCGGCTCTCACTCTCAATCGTTTTTCCAGCCTCTCTGTAAAGACGACATTCAAACAGCAATGGATCAACTTCCCTGGCGCTCCCGAATCTCACTTGGCACACTTCCACCACACGAACCTGCGCTCACTGCAAAGCTTCCAGAAGGCAATTTCCAACCCATTGGAACTGCTCGTGCCCCTCCCCGCGCTTTTAAAACTCAGATAACCAAATCTCTAATTCATGGAAAGGTTACTCCTCCGGAAACTTTCCCCGTTCAACTCAAACCATCTGATACTTTTGATCCTCTCTTCGACGGCCTTAAGAAATGTGGCGAATTCACCCCCTGGATAGACGAAACACTCCTCGCAATGGCGACAGCAGATGTTCAACGTCTCCTCTTCACTCAGCATAATGAAGACCATCCACGCTATAAACATCAAAGCGTGCTTACTTATGAAGAGGCAGTTGAGGGACGTCCCTACGACCCATACATTTGCTCTACTAAACGACTAACATCCGCAGGCTATCCCCACATTTTCGACAAACCCAATTCTCTCCCTGGCAAATCTTTCTGGTTAGGTTCCAACGACAACTGGAATTATAACACTCCCCAAGGCAAACAGTTACGTACCACTGTAGAAAAGGTAATCACTGACGCAAAACAAGGTATTCGTCACATGGGTGTTTTCACCGACACTTGTAAGGACGAACGACGACCCCCCGGCAAACCCGCTCGTGTATTCTCCGCAGGACCAATGGATTACACTCTGGCTAGCAGAATGTATTTCCTCGACTTCGCATCATTTATCCAGCATAACCGTATTGACAATCAGATTGCAATCGGCATCAACCCTACTGGACTCGAATGGAAAAAACTCGCAGCCTTACTTCAATCAAAAGGCAGGCGAGTGGTAGCAGGCGATTTCACAAACTACGACGGCTCTCTCTCTCCCCAAATTCTTTTCTCCATCTGTGATTTAATTAACAACTTTTACGACGACTCTGATGAGAATCGCAAGATTCGCATGACTCTAATGTCTAGTATAACTTCTGGTGTTCACATCGCAGACAACACTCTCTATCAATGGAACAAATCTCTCCCTTCTGGCAATCCC